TTAACGAGTTTCTTAAAATCAAAGCTTTCATTCAAGGAAGAACGAACATCGTCCTCAACTTCCTTGGAAGGAAATTTTACTTCTGCATTCTCCTGACGGCGAACCTTCTTCTCTCCCATTCCACTCGTGCTCATGCTGGCAGGAGGAACTTCACCCATGGGCATATTCTGACCCATGATTTCAGGAATGTTAGCAAAGTCTTCAAGACCACCCTCATCAGAATCGCTCAAAGCATTGTCAAGGATACCTTGGTTCTGGTAGAAGTCTTCTCCATCGGCACCAGCATCCTCGGACTCGCTAAGCTGGGACTCTAGCCACTGGCGATAAGCCTTTGCACGTTGGGCTTTCTTAGCCTCAGCAACAACGGTAGCATGACCAGTCTTTCCACCCTTATGCTTCTTATCGGGCTCGTAGGGTGACTCAGAAATGGTTGGTGTGTACTGGTTACCAGAAGCCGCACGGTCAACAACCGCAAAACTCTTGTCACCAACAACAGAAGACATATCCAGACCAGTTTCGCCCTGCTTGCCAATAACGTACTTACCAGTGAAAAGTTCCTGAAGAGCCTTCTCAGCTTTGCGCTTCATCTCTACATAGTACTTAACAGCTTTCTTCTTCTGATCTTCTTTGACAGACTTAAGAGCCTTGTTGATGATACTGTCGTAATCAACACTCTTGCCACGGGCAGACTTGCGGGATTCCATCTTCTTGTCCATGTCTTCCATGTCTCCACCTTCCATACCATCGTCTGACATATCAGCATAATCCTCAGCACCGTCAAGGTCGGCTTCGCCTTCCCCTTCTTCTTCGTCGGCAAACGTAATATCGTATTCCTGTCCGCCGATAACAAGCTTGGCATCCCCAGCCTGTACGGCTTGGTCCAAGTCACCAGAGCCTTCGCCCATGTCCATGTCATCACTCATGTCCATGTCATCACTCATGTCCATATCGTCGGGTGAGGTGCTGAAGTCTTCGTCCTGACCACCCATGTTGTCAAAATCTTCGTCATTACCGTAGTCTTCCTCTTGAAGAGGTTTGGACTTCACTACTTTCTTTTCAGTTTTTGCGTGAGCTTTGACACCGGGGCTAGTGGCTCCCATACTGTCATAGTTACCTGCACCCTGCTTGGCATAGCCAGAGGAATGCTCTTTATCAGCCATAATAGGCTTGCGTCCGACACCGTCTTCGCCGGGACCGAAACTTCCGCTGTAAGCTTCATTCAAACGTGAAGCCTTCTTCTCGATGGGCAATTCGCCCTCTTCCTGCCACCACTTAAGTGGGCGGTTCTTTTCTTTGAAACCCATAATAAATCCTCCGATTTGGGTATTGTTATAAATACCGCTTTACTTTCGGACGTTGAAGACTTTGTTGTGGTTCCCATATAGGGTCACAGTCCTCTCAACCAGCCCCCATATATTTAAGGCGGTTTTTTTGTGTCATTTGGTCGCCAGTAAATGCGATTGCTTATAATTAGTACAGTGTATTTTTTACAGTCGCACTCATTATCAATGAGCAGTGAACCTGATATATCCAGTGTAGACCTAGATTTCCTTACTAAAAACCCAACTATTATCACAGACCTATTGCAAGGTGACCATTTACTATATGATAAATACCTCAAGGGAATAAGCCTTGACAAGGTGCAATTAGCACTAAACATGATTCTAAAAGACCCCAATTTGAGCGAGGGTCGTAAGTCTTCCCTACTTACAGAATCGTGGCGTATTAACTATAAAACTAAGCCACCTACCCCCGAAGAGTTTTTAACCCGTAAGTATTTAGGTGATATGGCAGACAGTATCTACCCTAGAATAAGAACTTGTTTTTTGGATTTTTTTGATGATACTAAACCATATAGGAACGCAGTTCTGTATCCGCACATTGCGTGGGGAAAATCTACACTTACCGTTTTGATAAACTTATATATAACCGTTCATGTAGCACTTATGAGAGATGCTAAAAAACAATTTGGATTAGCACCTTCTTCAGTTCTAAACTTTGTACTTTGTTCATACAACTTGACTAAAGCTCAAGAAATCCTTTTGGAACCCTTCATTAATATTTTAGAACGGTCAGAGTTCTTTATAAAAGTAAGAACTAAAGAGGATATGATAAAGAGGGAGATGGAATACAAAACCATGTCCGACATTAAAGAATTATACTGGACTACAGCAAGCCGTAATGGTGCATCTGCTTTGCAATTCTCAAATAACCTTCATTATAAACTAGCGTCCAGCCCATCAGCAATTTTAGGTTTGACTATTGTATGTGGTTCTCTTACAGAACTTGCTTTTTTTAGAGAATCTGGCAAGAGTGACGAATACATTATGAGATTTTTCAACGATATGAAGAACCGTGTTGAATCTCGTATGAAGGGTAACTTTTGGGGTCGTACAGTCCTTGACTCCTCCCCTAATGACTTAGAATCTCCAGTAGATAAGTATGCTATGTTTGATGCTCAAAGGGATGCAAAAAACTATGTTGTGAAAGGTTCACGATGGAAATGGTTGCCTGAGGATTTTAGAGACTTAGATGATACTTTCCCCGTATTCACTGGGGGGTCTGGTAAGCCACCACGTATTCTAGAGTCATCCGAAGGATTCAATGCTGATGAAATAATATTTGTTCCACGGCATACACTTGAAGAAACAGATGGAATGTACCAAATCTTCCATGATGACCTAAGAAAAGCTCTCAAAGACATTGCAGGTATACCTCAAGGTGCCATGGACAAGTTGTTCTATGACTATGATAAGATTGAAAACTGTTTTGTTCCTGCGTTGAAAAATATATATTTTGCTATTAAGGCAGATGCCAAGCAGAGCCCTTACAGATTGGTTTGGGACCAAGTTAAGGATGACCTGTTCGTTAAGACGGCTAATGGGTATAGGTTCTACTACAAGCCTTCTATACCCCGTGTGTTCCATATTGACCAGTCGGTGGCAAGTGACCTTACGGCTATTGCTTTCGTGCATGTAGAGAAGAAACAGCTTCCTCCTGATGCAAAAATAGATTTGACAAGAGACCTTATTTATGTGGTGGACTTCGTAGTTCCTATTTCTCCTTTAGGTGGGCGCATAAACTTAGACTCTATCAAAGAGTTTATCTCTGATGTCTATTCTCAGGGCGGTGTACCTATCGTTAAAGGTTCTTTTGATACCTACCAGTCAGAGGCATCTTTGCAGTACCTACAGAGGCTTGGCATTGAAATGGAGCATGTGTCTGTGGACGAGACACTTGACCCCTACATGTTCATGGCACAGCTAATTGAGCAGGGGAGCCTAAAAATTGGTAGAAACATCTTCTTCAAGAATAACCTCAAGAGCCTTCGTATTACTCAGAGGAAGCAGTCACAGACTTTGAAGATAGACCACACTATGGGGGATATAGTAGACCCAAATGGTGCAGACTATAACTGGGATACAAGTCTTCTAGGAATCAACGGCAAGGACGTTTCTGACGCTATAGCGGGTGCTCTATATTTAGCCAAGTTGCATCTGGCAAACGATGGTCGTAGCCTAACACAAATTTTTAGAGAAGACGAGGTTGTTCTCAATCCATTTCAAATAAAAAACAAGACCTATGAGCTTATGGCTCAGATGGGTCTTGGTATTAGCAAATAAAAAGCCCCCGGTTAGGGGGGCTGATTTTACAGGTTGCTGATTACTTCTTTCAGTCTTTTCAGAAGCTTGGGAATGTTAGACTTTCCTGACCAATACAAGCTGTTTTCGAAAGATGTGTACAGGCTGTGCTTTTCGGTAAGGCCGTAGTACGGGTGGGGCTGAGCACTAAGCAAGCCAGAATGTTCTTTCATGAGATTTTTAACCTCAGCCACCTGTTCCTTGAATCGTTCTAAAGCACGTTCCTTGGCAATCTTAGCCTTGATTGCGTCTGCAATCTTAATCAGACCTTCGTCGCCAGACCTCAAAACGCAGTCGGAACCTACATGGAAGGTTTTTCCGTCAGCCGAATTGAGCCAGAAGCGGTAGTGAAGGTTGTGACCGCAGTACTGGCAGGTTCCCTTTAGGTCATCGTAGTAAGTGAACTTGTAGGGTGCCTTGCCAAGACCTGAAGCCTCAAACATGTGGACTTCCTTGCCAATCAGGCTGGCATCGGTGGACTGGGCTTTGTCGTAGCTGGTAAAAGTGACGTTCATTTTATTCTCCTTATTCTCTACACCTAATAGATAAAGACCCAAGGTATTTTTTTCAACCCCCTGCATACTATTTCCCCGCCAATCGAGAAAGAGCATACCGCAAGTTCTCAAGAGCCTGAGAGGGGTTAGACCTTCCGTTCTTATCATACGCAATAAGAACAGTCTTAACCTCTTCAAAGAGTTGCGAAGCTCTTTTTAGGTCATTGGTATTTTCACCGCTGTTATCAAAATCATCCCGAAGTGATGCATTTATCTTTCTGACAATCTTAAGCTCATCAATTTTTCTGTCGTAGTCCTCATTAAGGTTTTTGTACTTCATAGAAACATAGATACACAAGATAATAAGAAAGAAAATACAAAGGGATAACATTCCAAAAATTGATTCCATTTTCAAACTCCTTCAGAACTTACAGTGTAGGCTTTCTTGAGGCGGATAAGGGCACATTCGGCAACCACGTCACGGATAAACTCCATGGTGGTCTTTGCAGACTTAACCTTGGAAGTGATGTTAAACATATCGGTAAGTGTAGTGCCAAACTTGAGCATTCTCAGCAACAGCCAATGGGGAACATTGCGCTCACCGTTCTTTGAGTTCTCAAGGGCAAAGTTATGGCGAACAACCGATAGGTCATTTACACCATAGGCTTCGGTAAGGAATTGCTCCACCCCCCTTTTGTACCAGCCACGAGGAACTTCCACTTCAGTCAAGTCAAAGAACTTGGAAGCCCAGAAAGCAAACTTAGACTTGGGGTCATGAAAGCAAAGCTCTCCGACAAGTACCTTGGAAGCATCTTCCGTAGCGAGAGCTTCCTGAGTGATAATGAACACGCCGTTGCTCTTGGCGGTCTCAAACTTAACTATGAAATGGTCACCGGCATGAATAGGCTTCACATCCCCACTGTAAGTATTGCGGACGGTACCCAAGATGGGGCTGGTGTCACGGAAGGTGACCCCAATAGGGGAAAGTACTGACAAGAAAATCTTTTCCTTGCCAAGAGTTACAGTGTTGTCGTCTTTGTAGGAGTTGCGAGAAACGGGTGCATAACCTTGGTGGGGTCTGGCGGGATAGTATGACATTCTTATCTCCTTCCCTTAAGAGATAAAGAAGTCACCCGTTGTTTTCAACCCCCCATCTTAAAAATATTATGCTCCTAGATACTGTATTACAACCCTAGCACGTCCGTCATAGTTTGAAGAGCCACCGGTATCAAAGGCGGGGAGAGTTAGGCCGGTATAGTAGGGTCTGATATCTATATAATCCCCCACAATCAAACGTACTGACTTGGCACCGCTCATAGTACTAGTTCCCGTAGTAGTGGAGGCGGGTTTATAGGCACATAGTGTAGAGTTAAAGGCACCGTTTTTCCATATGTTAATTGCAATGGTACCTGTACCGGGATTAAAGGTGGTTAGGCTTGTAAACTCAACGTCATAGACACCAGAACTCGTTACAGTAAACTTCCAAACACCTGCACCTGTTGTCACAAGGGATGCAAACTGACCGCTAACACCAGAATCAATTATAGCATCAAAGTTGATTTGAACGCCTGAAGTGGGGTAGGCTGAGGTTGTAGACGCATAGTCTATACGGGGTATGGTTGATACGTAGGTAAAGCCAGCACCTACTGTAAGGGTTCCTGTCACGTTCAAAGAACCATTAACCGTGGAGTTACCAGTAATGACTGCTCCACCAGAAGAGACTGTTAGAAGCCCCGTAGATGTTACTGTACCAGCAGTGGCGGTTCCCGTTACTGCAATACCAGAAGCAAACACACCTGACCCCGTGACGTTGACCCCACCTGCTGTAACCGTTAGACCACCAGAGGATACCGTCAAGGCACCGGATGAAGTCAGGGTTCCTGTTACAGTGCTATTTCCTGTTACAGCATACCCGCCAGCAGTTACTGTCAAACCATCAGTAGAAATTAATCCAGCGGAAGCAAAGAAACCACCAAAGTTAAGGGTTGAGTTATAGCTTGAAAGCGGTAGCCTGACATGGTAGTAGGGTGCTGAGGTGCTGATGGTAATTCCACCAGTTCCAGCAAACAAACCACCATAGGTAGCAGTGCTATCTGAATCTTGAAGTGCCAGTTTAAAATATGAGACAGTTACACTAGAAGTGGATAAAGTATCCCATCTTGTACCAGACAAGGACAAGTAACCAGAAGAGGTGATTCCAAAATTAATTACCGTGGAATAGTCGTATACGGAGCACTGTGTTAGGTTAGAAGAACCTAGACCGGCATTAACACAATTATTGTTATAGGATGCACCTATCCACTGTAAATAGGTGAGTACATCCCACGTTGCTCCACCGTTTTTTGTAAGGGTGACTTCATAGGGTTGGTTTAGGGTGCGGTCAGGAGTAGCAAGAACTAAGGTAACAGAAGGCCACGTTCCTGTGACAGTTACGTTAGTTCCACTATAGTTAACACCATGTTCATCTTTTAAGCTAGCTATTGCTGTTTGAATAACACTGGTTAGCATTATTGATACATTCGTTGAGGACGGTGATTCAGAAATAGGAACAGTAGTAACTAACTCTTGGTTAGGTGTGCCACTACCACCGTTGGTATATCCATTATTGACTGATACAAAAAATGAAGATGAGGCAGAAAATGCACCGGTATATGAGACAGAAGTTGTAGAAATTTGAGAGGCAAAGTAAGTTGCTGAACCAGCAGAATAAGTTACCTTTGAGTTTCCTTTCAAAATAGCATTCACAGCGGTAGCGTTTGTTGTTCCTGAACTGGGAGCCGAGGGAAAACTAACGCTGTCTAGAATAAAGGTTACATACTTGGAGGTTCCTGTTACCACGCTTGAGCCCGAAAGAACTACCCCACTGTCCGTGGAAACCCTCAAGGATTTTCTGGTAATACCTGTACCAAAGGCGTAGTTGGCATATCCGGTAGTGCTACCCGTAAGTACTAAAGGTGAACCGCCATATAGTTTGTCGGCAACTTCTGCCAGACCGTAGTAGGTCATGTAACCGGGGGTGTTATCTGCTACTGTGCGATTTAAGTTTTCAATAAGGGATACACGGGTTGTGGTATCTTGAAGTCCAGCACCTAGAAAAAAGAAGTTGTTCTGTACATCCTGACCGCTCATTGATGTGGGTCGAAGGGTTGTGGGGGCAGTTAATGACGCTAAGCTGTTTCCAGCATAGGTAAGGTTTATTCCGTTGCTGGAAACTGAGAGGGGAACTGTAAGATAACCGCTCAGCGTATAGGAAAAATAAGCCATGAACCAAACCCCCGTGATTGTTCCTAATTAGTGGAAATGATGAATTATAAAGTAAACGTCAAATAGGAAATCGGAAGTATAGACTTTATAACGTGTACCCTAGGTCTGATGAGTTCCATACGGGTAACTTTAATCGAACATGCTTTTTGACAGATTCGGTACCTATAGTTCCTAGGTCTTTCAGAAGAAGGCACCCTGACACTGAAGAAGAGGGCCAGATTACATTCAGGGAGTTTATGCTTGACCTGTCCCGAATAGCAACAAGAAGGGTCGTACCATCCTCAGACAAAGGAAGAGAAAACTGACTTAAGAATGCTTGAATGCTGGAAGTATCCGTAAGAGTAACAGAAGAAGGAAACAAGGTGGGCATAAGAGAAGTGGTGGATGGTACAAGAAAGCTATCCCACCCCGCTTGAACCTTATGACTTTTTTCAACACCTTTGATTCTAAGAAAGTCTACCTGATAAAAAGAAGCCAGAGGGTAATTTGTTGTTCCTATGGTAATTTTTTGGTTGGTATATGGGTTGGGATAATAGTCAGATATAGCCGAGGCTACAGGAATAAAGTTGGTTGTTCCACCTGCTGATATAGAGCTTACGGGAGGAAATAATTGTGTTCCCGAAGAACCAAACTTAAAATCAAGCGAAGACAAAACATCCCCTGAACTAAGATTTCCAGAAGAAATATAAACACCTTTTCCTTCACCCTCAAAGTCTACATTAAAGCTTACATTGTCTTTCTTTAGTCTTGGTAAAAAATCCCGTTGGTCTTGGTAGCTTAAAGCCACACGATAGTCTGTTGTAGTGGGTGAACCCCCAGTAAGGCTTCCTATTCGTGCTACTTTATGATTAAGAAAGGATGCTACTACAAGCTGGTGTGTGTTGGTTCCATCTGTTGCTTTCGCAGTTGCTAAGTCTGCATCTGTTTTTAAATAAAAGTCAAGGTAATTAACTGATGAACCTACTGTATAATTAGCAATTACATGCCACCCCGTGCTAGTACTCTCTGCAATTGCATTAGCTACTGTTGGTCCAATAAATGTTGCAGAACTTCCAAGAACTATTTTTACAATGGTATCCCTTGAGAGTCCTGCTGGGTCAGAAGTAGTTCTCCAAAAGGTAAAGGTTGTTCCTTTTGGTATTGTTACCGACAGGTTGGAGTTAGAAACTACTACGGTCGTTCCGCTTGCATTTGACACACCAATCGGAACTGTTTCAAACAGAAGCATATTTCCTAGAATAGAGGATAGCTGTTGACTGTAGAGAAAGCTAATCTGCTGGTTTCCGTTGTCTGTAAGTGCCATGGTTAATTAGTCCTTGTTATATGTCTTAGGTCTTTATGAACAGGTTGTAGGATGTATGGTATTGGGATGCGTCATATATAATTGGCGGAAAAGTAGCATAAGCAAGCAAAGTATCGTCAGCATCAAACAGACCCAGTTCTGTTATAGCAAGTTTGTTGATAGAATACCCCGTTTTAAAAGACTCCCTACAAACACAGTCACTCAATCCTGAGGGGTTAGTAGTATAAAAGTTTAATAAGGGAGCAGAAATGATCTTGTTATACAAGGGTCCTGAAGGACTGTAACGAAGCTTGAAGGAAATCACCCCCGCTTCATGGTCTGTGTAGGCAAACATTGCCTCTCCAGTAGACCTAATCATTGGGTTTCCTCTTTGTGGGTATGCCCAGAACATTTTTGATATTTCATCATCTGAAAGTACACGGTTATAGTAAGAAAACTCTGTGAGGCTTCCGTTGAAAGAGGCGGTGCTTGCAAAACCACCAATCGAAAGAACATTTCCAGAGTCTGGTGCGTACGAAGTAGAAGATTGTCTAATGTAAGAGCCTGATATTCTGCTTCCATCTAAGTAGAAAATAGGTACTTTTCCGCTTTTTACTGTTATACCTATATGGTGCCATGCTTGTGGGTCGGATACCATTGCATAAAACGTAGTGGTGTGAAAAGCAGTGGATGCCCCGTACAGAGATACGTGCCATGCAATGTTATATTCAAGTCTAGGGTGGAGGTATACCCCGACCTCAAGGGATACAGAAGATTCTACACCCCCTACAATAGCTGTCACAACATAAAAGTAGGTTCCTGTTTCACGTCCTGTGTGAGTATAAGGTGAAGTTACTCCAGATATTTTAGTTCCATTTGTTGCAGTTACACCTGTTGTGGTTGACCAGTAAATATTGTAGCTGGTTGCGCTGGCTACTGGGTTCCATGTGATTATACTGGAACGGTAGTTTGTAGTGGACTGTTTTGCAGAAACATTGGTAGGTGCTCCTGAAACAGCGGTGTTAACTTTAACAGAAACTATGCTGGAAAATCCAGAAATTCCAGTACTTGTACTATACCTTACTGCAAAGTAGTAGGTGCTTCCATTGGTAAGGCTGGATACTGTAGCAGAGTTTGTAGTTGTCGTGTCTACCGAGGTGCTAGTATCTATTGTAAAGCATGGGTCAGTAGAATAGTGAAGGTAGTAGTGGGTAACACTTGTCATGCTGTTCCAAGTTAAGGATACGGTACCGCTTGATGAACAGTAGGCTGTAAGGTTCTCGGGTGCAAGCATACCCGCTACAGGAAGAACTGACTGAGATACTGACCACCCCTTTGTTGGACTTGTAAGGCTGTCTGTTTTTGACAAAAGAGGTACTGTAGAAGTTCCTGAGGCTTTCTTGCTCCATAATGAAGCAGAGAAAGATAAAAGACCTTGATTGATATAAGACCCTGTTGTCGTATTAGCAAGTGTGATTCTATTCCCACTACCGCTGGCAATAGTAAGTGCCGTGTTTGTTATAGTAGTGCCTGATGTGTTGACGTAAGATAGACCAGAAGATGTAGATATGCCACTTACAAGAGTATAGGTGGTAATATGATTTCCTACGGTACGGTCACGAAGTGTAGTTGCTGAATCAAAATAACTTCTGGCAATAAGACCTAATTGAAGTGTAGAATACATATCTTCAGCGTTCATAGGTAGTGTTTCTACTATATTGGTGTAAGCATAAGGAAACATGTAGTCTCTTTTTGCATCAGGGTTATAATAAGAATCATCTACAAGATAATCAACATTGGTAGTTTTTAAAGAAGAATTGGCATATTGTCCCGAAGTTAATTTCACCTGTTGAATGGCTTGGGTGTCATAGGTTCCTGTTACAGGGTTAAGAACTTCTTTGAATAGTATTCTTTGATTATATGTTTTACCATTTATAATGGTAGTAGGTATTTGCAAACCGGCAGACACCGTTCCGTCTGCTAGATAGTTACTCGTCAGATTAATATAAGTAGAAAACAAAGGATTAAACTCAATTGTTACATTGACACCTGTTCCTCCCACAATACAACTGGTAAGATTGCTTGACAAAGTATTTCTTATAGTATAAGCACAGGCACTGGCATCTCCTGAAACGAGTATGATAAACCCACAAACTGTAACACTGGTAGTATAAATACTGCTGGGTACTGTAACTGTAATAGTGGAAACATATCCTGAAGAGGATACTGAAAAAGATATACCTGTAGTATTTACAGTTTCAATAGAGTTGAAGCCACGGTTTATAATAACAATAGGGCTAGTACCCATAGTTCTATCAGAAACCGTTCTTGGATGTACGGAAACATTTATTAACTTGTAATTGTTAACTTGAGAAATTTCTGAAAGGTTAATTGGACTGGATAAAACAGGTAATACAATATCAGTAGGAATTCTTACCGGTAAAGTATTACCTGAGTTGACCTTTAGAAAAACATTTGTATCAATATCTGAATTCTTGTATCCTCCCGTTCCTATTTTGATGTAAGCTGGTACAGAAGAAGGCCCCCAATTATCAGAAATTCTATCATTCTTTTTAGTGAATACTTGAAATTTAGATTGTATGCTGGGATGAGAATACCCTGAACTATCTAAAGAGAGGGAGTTACTATAACCTGTAGAGTTTGTAATCAATACAAGTTGTGAACCAACTAGAATAGTATCTTGTGCTCTGTTTACTTCGGGAAGAAGGGTTGTTACAGCTTCATTGTATCCTATTTCCATAAGGCTTTCTGAAGTTCCTATGGAGTTATCATGAGTTAAAAGACGATCTAGGCTAAACTCCATAAAGATTGCTTTTCCATAAAGGTCTATAGGAGATGAAACGTCCCATTGCAAGTATGTCGTACCGCTTTTACGTGTAAGAATAACATATGAACCTGTTCCAGAAAGAGAATAATTTACTATGGTATGGCTTCTTATTGTACTAGCCACAGTATTTATACTTGCAATATCGCTTGTGTTTATATAAATACTAGAAGTTCCTACAATAATATAACCGGCGGTAGCTCCTGATACAGAAATGACATTAAAGGTATAGGGTCCTGAACCGGTTACACTACTAAAAGTTATATTGGTGCTACCTGAGTTTACAGTTACACTAGAAGTGGATAAAGTATCCCATGAAATACTAGAATCCCAATAGTAACTAGATGGGTTAACATCTTTAAAGTTTTGTGATCCTTCTAGGTGTAGAGCATATGGATAAACGGGGTAGTTGTCTGTTGATGGAATATTGTATTCTGGTAGTAAATAATATGTATTTGTTATATTAATAAGACGAAAGTACCTATCAATATTGGAGGTAGCAGTAGTTCCTGTTATGTATTTTGTAGCTAAATGGGGTGTTCCTAACCTTCCTAAAATTCTAAAAATAGAATCATATGCATTTTTAGAACCCCTCCATTTTCGCAACAAATATGTGTTCTTTATCATATCTCTATAGAAATCGTTTGAAAGTGAAGTAGTTAAAGTATTTGATTTGCCACCATAATAATCTGAAAGTCTGGTTTCATATTTAAAAGGTATAGATACATTAAGAAAAGATGCTAGATTATATATCTTATTCAAAAAAGTATCTGTGTCTCCATCGAACCAATCCAAATCAAACATGTTCTTAAGTTCATTTGCTTTGTCAATCTTATTTTGATTTTCAGACCTAAGTGCCTTCATAAACTCATAGTAGAACGGGTTGTTCATCAGTGAGTGAAGATAATTATAAGGGTCCATAGCTACAGGATTATCTGTTTGTTGTTCAATAAACCATTGTGTTTTAGCATCCTGAGAAGTCCATGCTGAGTTTATATTGCTGTCCTCAGTTGCAAGCAAATAATGCTCATCTAGAGGAACAATAACACCACCAACCGTAGGAGATACTCCCGGTACTATAGTCCCAGCGGGAGGGTGTGCTTCTGTATTGGCTTTCAGCCTTGTGTAGAGGGTGCTTACAATACTCATGAAACCTCCGCTACTACGTCTGCAAACTTCATAAGCTCCCCGGTGCCGTATTGCAGAGGTAGAATAGTGGGGTTATCTACAATATAAACAATATTGTTTTGTAAGTATGGTTCTATGTACGTTTCAGCCGGTTGAGCTATGATTTGTATTTTTATTTTTTCATTTGCGTCTAGGGCAGAAAAATTGATATATGTAGCTGTGAAACCAGAATCGGTAAAAGTTTTAGGAAGGGTTAATTTCCCCTTTCCTAGGCTTTGACTAGTAAGGTCTAAAGGAGAGAACGAACCTATATCAACCTCTAGTGTAATAGGTATCTTGGTGGTGTTTAGCACACTATTACTAGTTAATCCGCTGGTCAATGCAGTAACACCTGAGGGAACGTGGCTGGTAGTTGATATAGTAGAATCATAGTATGACTGAATTACCTGTGTATCCTGAGTAACAGGAACTGATGTAATAGTCACACCTGTTACAGAACCGTAAATAGCGATTCCTTTAGAGGCGTGAGAAATTGTCAAAGATGACCCTGTTGAAGTAAACGTAAACCCTGAAAGGTAAGTTGCAGAATAAGATGAAAAAGTACTTTGCAAGTTGGATGCTAGGCTACTCCCCGAAGAAGTATTATTAGGTGTAACCACATACGCAATTCTATAAACCAAAGTAAGGACACCTGCATTATTGGTTGCAGAAAAACCACAGGCTGGATTAGCGGTAATCGCAGCCGCTATATCGTCTCCTGTAGAGGTTATCGACTTTGAACCCAAAAAAGCTACTATGACCGGTGAAGAAGAATATGAGTTGTTAAAGGTTATGCTACCGGAAGTAGTAACACCAGTGGTTATAGTTGTTGTGTAGGTTGTTCCAGTAGAGTTAGCAGTTAAGGCTGGTATAACCGCCCCCGTTGAACCAACATTAATATATGGGTTAGGGGTTGATGTTCCACATATGTATAAAGTATCTGAGCCAATATTATTGGTTGTAAACGTGAAAGTTGTTCTAGGTATGGTGTTTATATTAGTTTGAGTTAAGTACAGTGTTCTGGGTTTTGTCAAACATTCTTCGCAATTGAAGAAAAGTTGTACCTTGAGAATATGATTGACATTATTATCAAAAGTTTTCAATTGTTTAAAAGATTTGTCAAACTCAAACTCGTGGTAATATTTTGTTAAATCATTAGGGTCAACAATAAAATCACTTGGATACAGGTCTGTTATGGCTTCAGTAATAATTGATATATTTGTGCTGGGTTTTGTCATGTTTGTTATTCCAGCAACAGTGCTATGAATCTGGCTATCTAAGTAAGTAGTACCAAAGTCCTGATTGGTTGTTCCATAAGTAGACAAAACGGTTCCCACAACCATGTCCTCCATACCTACAGGTGCTTTTGAGTCTGTTACTTTAACATTAACACGAATATGAATCAAAGCTGGGTCAATGTAGCTGTAAAGGTCCATAGGGGATACTCTTCCCTCAAGATAAGAAGTTACTGTGGTCTGGAAGTTTGCATCTGGAACAACAGGAATTCCAGCCATATCCAGAAGACCAGTATATACTATGGAAGACTGGGAAGTTCCTGTCTCAGAGTTAGTACTAATTCCTGAATACACATTGGTTTTTATAACACCCGGGATTGAATCAATAGTTGTTTTGTAGTCATTAACAGTAACAATACTATCAGTAAGTCGGTAGTATATCGGTGCGTTGGCACGTATATCTTCTACCGTATCGTTGTTTGTTCCACCAATAATTCCCGAGGTGGTTGTTGAACTTGAGGGTAGATTGGCGCAGTATAGGGTAGGTAGTGTTGAGCCTGAGGGTAGTGTTATAATGCTAACGGCATAGTTTGTGGTTACATTTCCTGTAGAACCATTACTGTCTAGGTAGGTAATTGTGATTACTGTTCCGTTTTTAGGAAGCATGCCAGAAATTCCGTTTCCAAACTTAAGAAGTATTCCTCCGCCTACCCTACCCCTTATTTCAACAGCATTCTCATCAAAATAAGCAAGATGAATGTTGTCAACAATTCTGTAAGAGAAAGTAGTATTTGATAGTGTTCCCGTTATAGATAGAAAGTTTTTTGATACAATATTGCTGGCATCTTCTATTGTAGACTGAGTAACTTCCAAAACTTGAAATGGGTTTCCCGTTAGTGTTCCTGCTGGAGAAGATGTGAGAACACCCTGTATAACCGGAACCTCAATATACTTCAATCCAGTTGTATAGGCTACATCCTCAGACGATATAAACGAAACATACCCAGAACTGAATATGGTGCCTGTAGGAAGAACAAAGTTTGTTCCAGTATAAGCAGTCAGACTGCTTGCGTCTGAAAGAAGTTTTCCATTTGCTGAAAAGGTATTTAAAGTACTATCAGTAGATACAACAACCACCCCTTGAGAAGAAACATTTCTTCGTGGAAAATACCCTACAAGTGAAGCTTGTTTTGCTAGAGAACTAAAGTTTTGTGCTGAAGACCATTTAGATTCCTGAAGAAGATAAG